GCCTCATCGAAGCCCGAGGCATCCCCGAGATCGTCAGCACCATGCAGGCCGAGATCAAGACCCAGCGCGACTATCGCACCGACCGCGCCGGAATCGCCATCCTGCCGCCCATGCGCGTGCCCGCCAACCGTGGCAAGCTCGACATCATCCTCGGCCCCGCCGTGCAAATCCCCGAGCGCCGTCCCAACGAAATCGGCTGGATGCAACCACCGCCCTTCGACCAAGGCACCATCGAGATCGAACGCGCCGTGCGCCGCGATGTGAATGAATACTTCGGCATGATGGGCGAAGGGGTCGATCCCAACTATGTCGCCCTCGTCCAGCAGCACACGGTGGACCGCTGGCTCCGCGACTTTAAGGGCATCATCACCCAGACCTATCAACTGATGCAGCAATACATGCTGCCCGTCCAAATCCTCCGAGTCTCCGGCGGCCAAACCCTCCCGTTCCAAGCCGACCGCGAAAGTATCCAAGGCAAGTTCGACCTCATTGTGGATTGGGATGCCAAGAACCTCGACGCCGAAGCCCTCGGCGTGAAGCTCGATTACATCTCCAAAGCGGTTGTCCCCATGGACACCGCCGGAGTCATCGACCGCGCCGGGCTCATCAAGTTCATCATGGCCGCCGTCGATCCCGTTTTGGCCGACCTCCTCGTCCGCGACCCCGGCCCCGCCGCCGCCATGGAAGCCAACGAAGAACAACTCGCCTTCACGAAGATCGCCGCAGGCACCGAGCCCGAACTTCCCACAGAAGGCCAGAACCACCAGCTCCGCGCCCAAGTCCTCCAAGGCATCATCCAGGCCAACCCCGCGCTGCAACAGCGCATCCAGCAAGACGAGATTTTCCGCAACATGATCGAAGCGCGCATGAAGGGTTTCAACTTCCAGCTTCAACAACAGCAAAACGCCCAGATAGGCCGCCAAGGCACCCTGCCCGCGTTGCAGCAAGGAGGAGCCCAATGAAAGCCACCCCCTACCGCACCGTCCGCGATGGCGTGATCTCCCGCATGGGCATCGACCCCGACCAGCCGCTCATGGCCTCGCAGGCCACGGCGCTCGCGGAGTATTTGACCACCGCTGCCGCGACGGCTTGGACCTTCTTCGATTGGCCTGAGACGACCTACACGGAGCAGCGGGTTGTGCTTGGCACTGGCTTTGCCGAAGGCGGCTACACCTACGAGCACGATTACCAAGGCACGATTTCCTACATTGGCCGCGCTGTGCAGGGCTCGGAATTTTCCGACTTTGTGTGGCGCATCAAGCGCGTAAGCACCACGGCCAGCGGTGAGGTTTCCAATATCGACACCGCACTCAATGTCGCGTGGAACGACCGCACCACGGCACTCTATGTCGAGGATTCTGGCAACGAAGCTCCCGAGGATGCGTTGCCCTACATTCCGCTTATCCAGACTGGCCAGACGCCTATCGGCAATGTTGCCGCCGTTTACGCCGACAAGCCGAGCGAGTATGCCATCACGCAGAAGTTGGAGTTTGTCGTTACCGGCGACAGCCTCGTCATCATCGACGAAAACTATGTTTCCGGTCCGGTGTATGTGGAGTTCTCGCTACCGCAGCCCCGCTTCACCTCGACCGCATTCAACGCCGCCACCACTTACGCAGCGGGCGACCTCGTTTACTACAACACCACCGGCGACTGCTACGAGGCGCTGCAAGACACGACCGGCAATCTCCCGACGAATGAGGAGTTCTGGTTGCGCCACCGCATCCCGGCCTTCCTCGCCGACTACCTCAAATTTTACGCCCTCGCCGAGACGCTTTCCGAGGACGGCCAGATGGACAAGGCCAACTACCAGTTCGCCCGCGCCGAAGGCATCCTCCAGCAACGCATGGACGACGCCTGGCTCCGCAAAGGCGAGGTCCGCAGATGGTCTGCTTCCTTCCAATAACCCCCATTGACACGCCACCCGATAATTAAATCAACCCCATGAGCAACCCAACCGTCCAGATCGCCGCCCGCAACACCGCTGGCATTGTCCAGCCCGTCCAAGCCACACCAGATGGGGCTTTACGCGTGACGACCGGCTTCGCACTCCCAGCCTACGACAGATTCCGAGTCGTCAAAGTCGGGGCAACCAACAACACCGATTACACGGAATACTCTTTCGCCGGAACCCCAGTCGCCCGCATCAAGATGACTTACTTCGGCGGCGTCCCCACTACCGACAACGCCCAGTTTGAGGAGTCCTTCATCCAGTATCCGCCATTCGCCTAATGTCCCAGATCGCCTTCGATCCCCTCACCGGCAACCTCATCAGCACGACCGCCCAGGTCGCGCAGCTCGACTCCTCGGGCCAAATCTCCGGCACGATGATCCCGGACGATTTCGACGATGTGCAGAGGTTCGAGTCCGTGGCCGATTTCCCGCCCGAGGGCGTCGTCGCCCGCATCTATTTTCCCGCAGATACCAACATCCCCCACCGCTGGGATGTGGACACCCTTTCCTATCTACCCATCTCGTCCGACGCGGACGGCGGTGAGTTTTAGGACTAACCCCGCAGAACAACCAAACACCCCCTAACACAAATGCCCAATACCCTTCGCATCAAACGCCGCTTGAGCGGTAACGCAGGAGCCCCAGCCAGCCTCGCCATCGGTGAGTTGGCCTACAACAAGGTTGACGACAAACTCTACATCGGACTCGACTCCGGTATCGTCGCCCTCGCCGGTGAAGGCCACTTCGCCACGAACGCCGATCTCTCCTCGGAAGTCAGCACGCTGAGCAGCAGCATCACCTCCGAAACCTCCCGCGCCACCGCAGCGGAAGCCGCCCTCGGAACTCGCATCGACAATGTTCTCTCGAATGTTGACGGAGCCGCCCTCGACAGCCTCACCGAAGTTGTCACAGCCTTCCAGAGCGCAGACTCCAGCCTCAACGGAGCGATTACCACCCTCGCCAACAGCGCCTCCAGCGCCCTCAGCTCGGCCGTAGCGACACTCGAAGCCGCCGACAGCGCCCTCGACGGACGCCTCGACACCGCAGAGAGCGACATCGACGCCCTTGAGAGCCGCGCCACCAGCATCGAAGGTGCCGCCTCGACCCTCGCGGGCCGCGTCACCACAGCCGAAGGCGACATCGACGCCCTTGAGAGCCGTGCAGGCACCATCGAGAGCGCCGCAACGACCCTCTCCGGTCGTGTCACCACAGCCGAGTCGGACATCAACGCCATCGAGTCCGCAGCGACCACGCTGGCTGGCCGTGTGACGACCAACGAAGGCGACATCGACGCCCTCGAGTCCCGCGCAGGCACCATCGAATCCGCAGCCACAGCTCTCACCTCCCGCGTTTCCGCGCTCGAGACTGAGATCGACGGCGGCAGCTTCTAGGTAGCCCTTCCCCCAATAGCGGTGGCGCGGTTCCAACCCGCGCCATCGCTCCCCCTCGCAGCCGCTGAAAACTTAAAACTTAAAACTTCCCAATGGTCCTCAAGGTCAAACGCACCACCGTCGCAGGCCGCATCCCCACCTCGAACCAAGTCGCCACCGGCGAACTCGCCCTGAACTTGGCCGACCGACGCCTCTACAGCAAGGACCACACCGGCGAAGTCTTCCCCCTCGTCTCCGGCCCCGGAGCCGCCATTTTCCTCCACGCCGTCTCCGGCACCACCCTCTACATCGGCCGCCTCTCCTGGACCGACTACCCCGCCTCCGGCCCCGCCGAAGACGCCACCGCCTGGACCATCTACAAAATTTCCACCAACGCCTCCGGCGATGTCGTCGCGGAGCAATCCGCCACCGGCGCGTGGTCAAACAAGGAGAATCTGACCTATGCTTAGCCCGCTCTACGGCCAACTCTCCCCCCTCCGCGTGCCGACCAAGGCAGTTCGCAAGGTTTCTGACGACGCCGACGCCAATACCTACCTCCTCGCCGTGGAATCTGCCGACGGCCAAGAGCTAGAGTCGGGCGTCATCGCGGCGGTCGAGACTTTCATTGTCGGCTGCAAATCTGATGGCATCTGGAGTGCCGTCAAAGCCGCCTGCATTCTCGCAGGCGCAAGAACTCTCTCTGGCGCTCTCGTCCCGCTCGTCGGCACGGCTCCTACAAATTTTAATTTTGTATCCGGCGATTACAACCGGGAAACAGGGCTTATCGGGAACGGTTCAACTAAATACCTGAATTCCAACAGGGCAAACAATACAGATCCTCAGAACAATTTCCATCAAAGTGTTTATGTTAATACAATTCAAACTGGCACTTCGTTCCGAGGCTTAATTGGTGCGGGAGCTTCCTCGGCGGCTGGATCGACAAACATCACAACATCAACTTCACTGATTTTTAGGAATAGAAATCCGAGTGGCCTCCAGTCTATTGCAAATCAGCACCTAACTACAGGATTTAAAGGCAGCAGCAGATCGGTCTCTACAAGTTATATCGCTCGAAGCGGAAGTTCAAATAGCACATTTAATGTGACATCAGCATCTGGAGTCTCGTCAAACATAACTGTATTTAGGAACGAATCTCAGGCAGCAAACTCAGACGCCCGCCTCTCTTTCTACTCCATCGGCGAATCCCTCAATCTCGCCCTCCTCGACACCCGCGTGTCCACGCTCATGACCGACCTTGCCGCCGCCATACCATGACCCTCGCCGAACTCATCCAACAGCCCACAAGCTACGAGACCGCCAAAGACCTCGCTCTCGTCTTCTCGCCAGAACTCGCCGCGCAACTCGCCGCTGTGCAATCCGAGCATGGCAACCCCCGCCATGTCGCCTCGCCCGTCGATCTCACCGATGGCCGCAAGATGCTCTGCGCCGATTTGCTGACCGAAGTCGGCCTCGGCGGGCTTTACTCCGGCGGCTTCGCGCATCTCCCCGCCGAGCTTTTCCCGCTCGTCGAAGTCCTCCCCATGTCAGAAGTCCTCCCGCTCCTGCCACAACCCGAAGAAATCTAACCAACCCACACCATGCTCGAACAAGTATCAACCTCCGTTAAGTTCCTCGCCTTCTACACGGCGTCGAAACAAGGCAAAACCGGCCTCACCGTCACCATCGACATCTACGATCCGTCCGGCACGCAGATCGTCACCGGCGGCAGCGCCACTGCTATTGGCGGCGGTCTTTACGCTTACACGCTGAGCAGCAACAACAGCGCGGAAGGCGAATATTCCGCGATTTTCAAAACCACCGACACGACCGTCGATGCCCAACACATCCCGAGCCTTTGGGTTCTTGGCCGCGCAGGAGTCGAAAACCTCGACGCCGCCACCTCCTCCCGCCTGCCATCCAGCAGCTACACCGCCCCAGCGAACTCGGACATCTCGGCAATCAAATCAAAGACCGATGCCCTCCCAAGCGACCCCGCTGACCAAAGCCTCCTCGAAGCCGCCATCGCCGGAGTCACTGCGCCGAGCGCCAGCACGGTTGCCACAGCCGTTCGTTCCGAGCTTTCGGTTGAACTGGCGCGAGTGGACCAACCCATCAGTTCGCGCCTTGCGGCGGCGTCCTACACCGCGCCAGCCAACAGCGACATCTCGGCCATCAAGGCTAAAACCGACCTCCTCGAAACCACCCGCCTCGCGCAATGCTCGACGGTCGCCACCACCGGCGCACAAATCGCCGCCGCCCTCAGCTAACCATGGACACGCACCAAGCCACCGCAAGTTTCACCGGCCTCTTTGCTACCGCAAGCGGGATCACGATTTCGATGCTACCTGAGCTGGAAGCCTGGCTCCGCATTGCCTCACTCCTCATCGGCTGCGCGGTCGGTCTCGCCTCCCTCTACGCCATCCTCAAAAACAAAAAGCACCCCCATGAATAAAATCCTCTCGCACTTAAAACAAAAATCCACCTGGGCAGGCATCGCCTCGCTCGTAGCACTCACCGGTTGGCAGGTCAGCCCCGACCAATTTTCGGCCATCAGTGCGGTTGTCATCGCGCTCGTCGGAGCCTACGAGCTTTTCCGCAACGAGAAGAAATGACCAGCCCCGCCCAAGTCGCCGCAAGCGCCCTGCTCCTCGGCTACATCTTCCTGACGATCTCGTTTTTGACCGGCTGCACCACCCTCGGCGTCTCCCTTGAAACCGATTACGGCAGGTTCACCTACCAGCTCCCCGAAATCCCCGCGCTCAAAGACAAGTGAGCTAACTCCCCATGCTCCCCCCGAGCCGCCCACAACAAGCCAAATCCAAAACGCAAGCCCTCCTCACAAAAGCTCGCGTCGCCGATGAGGTCGCGCTGGTGGGCATTCGCGGGTATTACCGAGACACCATGGGCAAGCCCGGCGAGAACGACCGGGGCATCTACGACGACGCCATCTTTCTCATCAGCCCAAACGCCTACGCGACCTTCAACGCCAACACCGATCCCTCGATCCGCCGCAAAGGCATCGCCGTCCTCAAGCCCGGCGTGCATCGCTACCGCAAAGGCAAGCACGGCCTGTCAAAGCCCGGCGGCGGCTACCCCGCCCTCCGCCCCGCCACGCCCGGCGAACAACTCCCCGTGACCCGCGACGGCACAGGCGACAGCATGGGCATCGCCATCAACATCCACAAGGGCGGCACCCGCACTACCAGCAGCGAAGGCTGCCAGACGATCCACCCCAGCCAGTGGAGCGCATTCATCGCCCTCGTCTACGCCGAAATGGACCGCGCCGGGCAGAAGACCATCCCTTATTTACTCGTCGAGGAGGGCAACGCATGAGCCGCCTGCGCAAACCCAAAACCTCCCCACCGAAAGACCGCGAAGCCGTGCTGCTCCAAGTGCGCGACCTCCTCGCCGAGCACTTCGATGTCGGCCTCTGCATCGTCTCATGGGAAGCGGAGGGCGAGACTTTCTACATGGATCTAAAATTCGGCAACGATTACGCCGCCCGCGCCCTGTGCCGCGAAGCCGACGAAATCCTGTGGCCTTACGAAACCGAAGACGAAGACGAGGAGGACGAAGAATGAAAACATCCTGGAGCAGCATCGCCCGCGAACAAGCGGACAAAGCGCACAAAACCGAGGTGGACAGCCTTAAAGCCAAGCTCGCGCAATACCAAGCCAGCGTCGAGTCGCTGGAGAAGCAACTCGGCATCGCGCTCTCCCTCGGCAAGACCCGCATCCGCCCGCATCCGCTCTCCGTCTCGATGAGCGACAAAGCCGAGGCCGTCGCCGTGGCGCTCGCCTCGGACTGGCATGTCG